GATCAATGGCGCGGAGCAGGTGGAGTTCATCCCCCTCGAGCAGGAGGTGGGCATCGGCCCGCTGGTGACAAGGGGACAGATTATCGACCTCACCCCCAGCAGCGTGGGCGACCTGCCAGGCGAGGCGGTGTTCGCTCGCTACATCAGCCACAAGCTGGTGGCACCGGCCAGCAACCTGAGCGACGACGAGGTGAGGCGGCGCAACTGGGAGCGGGAGGTTGTGATCGGCGGCGGTGTGCAGTCGATCCACACCTACACCGATGCAGGCGGAAACACGGTGAAGGAGTTCATTATCTACAACGACGTGAGCATCACCGAAACGTCATACGACGGGGGCGATCGTGTGCGGCGCAGAACTGAAACAACAAACCAGCTCAATGGCACCCGCTACACCGAAACAACGTTCTCCTATGTCAGCGGTTTCGTTGATCGCAACAGCGAAGACTACAGCCGTGTAGTGCGCGAATCCACCACCGAATGGACGCCAAGCGGTGACATCGCCGCCGCATGCGGCAAGAACGGACCTCACGCAGAGTTTCGCGGCGGCAACCAGACCACCGCCTGGCGAGTCGTCAACTACGACAAAAACAGCGCATCCGGCATCACCCTGACCAAGACGATTGCCGCCACCGCCTACATTAATACTCCGTTCGGTGCTGACGCCATCTCCCGCCTGCGCGAAGCAGAGGAGCCGCTGCAGGATCTGATCGGCTACGCCAGCCGCCTGGTGCCCTACGGCAGCAACACCAGGATCAGAACAGAGCGGGAGTTCGGTCTGCAGAGACGACCAGGCCAGCAGGAGCGCAACCGCGAGGCGCTGCTCAGGGAGCCGACGACCGAACAGACCACCAAGACCACCTGGGCACTGGGCTCTCCGGCGGCAGAAGCGGCGATCGAGCTCTCGCCGCCCTACGTGAGCGACGACCGAATCCAGGTCAGCGGCGGCGGCTCACCCACCTACTCGGTGGTGGCAGCCAACGCGGAGCAGCAGGCCCTGAGCTACGCCCGCCTGGAAAACCGCCTGCTACTGGCCCATCGCAATGGGTTCGGCCTGCAGCTGGCGCCGCTCGACACGCCGGCCGCTCCGTTCAGCCTGCTGTATCTGCGCCTCAACGGCTGCACCGCCGCCCTGCGCGTCAACGGCACTACCTGGACGATCGGCGCCGATGGCATCGTCTGCAGCACCGACACGCTGTTCTGGGGTGCGATCGATGGCACGGTGGGCAGCGCATGGTTTCCCCTGCCGCCGGGGTTGAGCAGCCTGCCTGCCACTGTCGCCGTGACCACGAATGCCAACCCGAGGCCCGCCAACGCCATCAACATTCCCGGCGGCTTCAACCCGCTGGCGCCGGATCAGACCGCACTGTTCGCCAGCCTGCCGACCACCACGGCGACAACACCACGGGCGACGATCAACCCCTCGGTGATCGTGCAGCCTTGGAATGAGGCCATTCCGCTGCGTGGTGGCGTTCGATGCGGCGGGATGATCAGCGTAGAAACCTTCCTGCCAGTGGTGGAGATCGGCGGTGGCGTGCGAGTTGGCGCTGGCGATGATGTGCCCGGTGAGATTGATTCCGAAGGAGTGTGGGGTGAAGATTACATCATTGATTCGATTGGAGAGTATGTCTACGACGTGAACCCGATTAGCGGTCTGTATAGACGCACGATCATGCAAGCAACCTACAGCGCTGCTGAGATGTCGCTGGCATGTGATGGGGCTGAAAATGCAACGATCTACGGAATCCGGTTCCGTGTGTTCAGAGCACCAGATAATCAGCCATTCCCTAATTACAAGATCGGAGCCAAGAACACCACCAACGCGGTGGGAGTGAATAGTAGCGGCACGAACGGCGGAACCTTCACAGAGGTGTATTCGTCGGCTTCGCAGACATTCACAGGTTCAAATAGCGGACCATTTAATGAGTTCATCTTTGACACTCCGATCGAGTGGACTGGTGGCAACTTCGCTCTGGTGTGGGCCTGGTGCCAGGCCGATGCGCTGGTGTTCCCCGACGAGGAGGATGAAGATCCGCCGCCGTACCCGGAGATCGGAACCCTCTTCAATGGTGCCGGCGATGGGTCGTTCTACTTCAGCCGCACTGATGCCGCCGGTTGCTACACGATCACCAGCAGCGCCACTGAATCATCCGGTGAAGCCGATGGCAGGCCGGTGCTGCAGCTGCTCTACGGATAGGCGCACGGAAAGCTAGGCGACAAGCAGAGCAGCAGGAAACATGGCCGCTTTTGAGTGGAGCAACGCCGAGCTCGGACGCGTCTACACCGCTGCCTACCAGGGGCGCACCGCCAGGCTTTGCTGCGCTCAGAACCCTGGCAGCCTCACCAAGGCCAGCACTACGGCGGCATGGGATGCGGTGGAGATCAGCGGCAACGGCTATGCGCGGGTGATCTGGACGGTTCCGGCTGGTGGCTACAGCAGCGACACCGGCGACTGGCGGTCACCTGAGCAGGTGGCAACCATCACGGCCAGCTCTGGAGGTGTGGGCCTGACGTGGAACACCGCCTACCTGGTGCTGGGCACCACCGTGAGCGGCACCACTACCTGGGACACTCACGTGGCCGGGATCTTCACGGAAACGCCGAACGTCGCGCTGTCGCCGGGGCAGCCACGGATCTACCGGGTCAGCCTGCATACCGACGACATCGTGAGCTTCCCGGGCTGATCATGGAGATCCGCATCCGAACGCCAGCGGATGTGCTGGAGGCCTCCAGGGCGCTGCAGGCAGCGAATCGAGCGGCGCTTGATGCCAGGAATCAGGACGGAACGGCGCAACGCAGCGCGGCCCGCGTTGCCCGCAATGCGCTGCGGTTTGCGGAGTCGCAGATCAGCCGGGCGGCTGGTGGCCGAGATCCGTGGAAGGGAGCGGTGCCGGAGTTCGAGCCGATCCCGCCGACGTTCGCCAGGCGCTTTGGCAAGCAGCTTGCCCATGCCACAGTGTCGTATGAGACAAAGTATGAGCTGAGCTACAGCTTTGGGTATGACAAGGAGACTCCTGTTGAACGCAAAATAAAGATATGGACAGGGAAGCGCAATGCTTCATTAACAAAAACATATGGGCTGCTTTTTGCTACGGAAGACAGGATAAGCAGCGAACAGGTGGAAGGCGAGCCCTACACGGTAACAGATCCGCAAACGCAAAGAGTTATTCAGCTTAGAGAATACAAGAATTACTCCGATACTGTTGTGGTTGAAAACAATTTTGATGACATCGTCTTTACACTTCCCGCAGGCAAAGATAAATCTATTGTCGTGATAGGTTTTGTTGGCACTTCAAGCGGCACTAATGAACAGAGTCGGTTTCGTGTTATACAAGCCTACAATGAGGAGACTGGAGTGTGGCAATCTTTTTACCAAGAAGACGACATCGAGAGCCTATACACTCAAGTGCTTGAAGACACAGACACCTTCATAAATTACACACCAATTAGAACTGAGCACGAACCTGTTGCGTTTCTATGCTCTCCTGCTGAGATCAAGGAGATAACCGTTCAAGGGACACTGCTGGACATTATGGAATCATGGAAGGAAGACGCTGAAGGCACTGGTCTTCAGGATTACTTATTTGAATTTGACGGACCGGGAGCAGACAGAACTTTCACCCCAGGACCTACACGCTTCAATGGTGACTATGTTACTTCTTATATTGAACTACCCACCGCTCCAGATGCTTTCGAGTCGCTTTATGGATATTGCGTAGCTAATGACATAACGCCATTCGTCACCGAAAACGAACTTAAGACGTTTGATCCTGCGAGGAAAAAACTACGCACAGACACAGTAGGCGCAAACTCTACCGTAAAAGGGTTTTACGAAAACGGAAATCAGCAGCGTTTATTGTATTATATGTATGAAACAGATATAGTAGATCAATTCAAAGCATCACCTGCGCTTCGCTTCAGGGTTGATCCGGCTGCTCCTGTCATCAGAGATGAACTTGACGAAAGCAACGCAAACTACGATCCTGATGAGCTAGGAGGATACACAATTAACTACAGATTCAACGTTCACCCCACCTGGGACTGGTTTGATCATGCTTACTGCCGCGCCATGTGCCTGGCGCTGGGCTTCACGGAGCAAGACCTCACCTTCGCACCTCCACCATGACCGCCGATCGCCCCGATCAGTTCGTCGTCGTTCCTGATCGCCCTGCCGCCGTGGAGCTCTCCGCCCTGGTGGCCCTGGCCAATCGCCAGCGGCTGCAGGATCGGGAGGCACGAGCGCGGGTGATCCGACAGGCGCTGAATGATGCGCGGCGGCGCTGACCACCGAGAAGCGATCGGAAAACTACGGGGCAATTCGGCGTGATGCCATGCCCACCAACCTGTACCGCCAGCTGCTGCGGGAGATCTTCAACACCGTCACCCCCGACCCCGACAACGAACCCGATGGAGGCGGCGGCTCCGGTGACGCCGACCCCACCGGCGACGATCAACAGCTCACCGATGCCGACGGCCTCCTGCGTGCCCTAAAGGCCGAGCGGAAGCTGAACCGGCAGAACGCCGCCCGCGCCGCCCAGCTGGAGGCTCAGCTCAAGGAGGTGGGGCAGGTCAACCCTCAGCTGCTGGCCGAGGCCCAGGCCAAGGCTGACGCTGCCGAGCACCAGCGGCAGCTACTGGAGCAGCAGATCAACTCCCGCCTGGCTGACCAGGAGCGGAAGTATCAGGAGCAGCTGGCCCGGCTCACCGGTGAGCTGCAGAGCAAGGCCACCGCCGCCGAGCGGGAGGCGCTGCGGGTGAAGGCGGAGCGGGAGTTCCTCGCCAGCAAGGGCTCCACCGACGCCAGCGAGATCGACGGCTGCACGCCGTTCGACTACATCTGGAAAGTCTTCGGCACCAGCTACGCCGAGGACAAAAACGGCCTCTACCTGCTCGACGCCGACGGCAGCCCGGCACTGGATCCCGAGACCGGCAAGCGGATCACCCTGCGCGAGCACTTCGCCAAGCTCCGCAAGGATCCCGTGCACGGTATGCACTTCCAGCCGGAATACGGCTCCGGAGGCGGTGCCCGTGGCGGCCGTGATGGGCGGGTGAACAACACCGCGGACCTCTCGAAGGTGCCCACGGGCCAGCTGTTCAAGGACGCCTTCGCACGGCGCCGGTAACGGCTTAAAGGGAACGGGTCTGCTGACTGCGACACGGACCACGTGATGTGGTCCGCCCCGGCGTGACGCCACCAGCAGACCCCTATTCCCAGGTATCCCGATGGGCCTTACCCTTCTGGAGGCGGCCAAATCCGAACGCGATCCGGCCCGCCTCGCCGTTATCCGTGAGCTGAGCGAAGGCGAGCTCATGAGCATTATTCCCTTCCGCGATGTGGAGGGAGAAGGCATCTTCTACGACCAGGAAGGCGAACTGCCTGCAGTTGGCTTTCGTGGCATCAACGAAACCCTCGACGCCACCTATGGCGTGCTCAACCCTCAGGCTGAGCGCCTCAAGATCATGGGGGCCGAGGTCGATGTAGACACCGCCGTGATCGACATGCGCGGCGAACAGGCCATTGCCGACCAGGTGCAGATGAAGGTCCGCTCGATGCGGATGACCTTCGAGGACCATGTGATCAACGGCGATGAGAGCACCAACCCCCGTGCGTTCGACGGCCTCCGCCGTCGCGTGCAGGTTGGCAGCTCGCAGGCCGTCAACGCCGGCGGCGCCCTGTCGCTGACCGTGCTTGATGAGCTGATCGATGCCTGTGACGCGCAGGGCGGCAGCAAGGTGCTGATCATGAACAAGAAGATGCGCCGGCGCCTCAACGCTGCCAGCCGCAACTCCTCGATCGGCGGCTTCATCAACTACGAACAGAGCGAGTTCGGCCGCCGCGTCACCACTTACGGCGACACGCCGATCGTGGTGGTTGACGCCAACGCCCAGAACCAGCAGATCATGCCGTTCACCGAGACGGCCGGCGGTGCGCCTACTGGTGGCGCCACCACCTCGATCTACTGCGTGTCGTTTGGTGACCTGCTCACCACCGCCATCCAGGGTCGTGCCCGCGGCCAGTTCGGCGTGTCGGTTCGCGCCCTGGGCGAGGTGCCGGATGCGCCGGTCGATCGCACCCGGATCGAGTTCTATACCGCCCTCGCCGTGATGAACGGCCGCTCCGCTGCCCGCCTCTACAACATCACCGACGCGGCTGTCGTCGCCTGATCTATCCCCTGATTCTCTGAGGACCAAACCATGGGAGCTCGCTCCACCGGCCTCGCCCCCCGCAGGGGCTACCTGATCGACGCAGCCACCGTCCTGGTGGGTGCTGTCGCTGCTGGCGCTCGAGGCCGCGCCGCTGGCACCCGTACGGGTGCTGCCCAGATCCTGAACACTCGCCTTGAGGCTCAGGACACCTTCAAGCTGGTCGCGCACGGCAATGCCAGCGCTGCCGGCCAGTACACCGTCCAGGTGGCTCACGTCCCCGAAGGGGGGACCGTGAACAACAGCCACTACGCCACCATCGCCCTGGTCACCTGTGCCCCCGGCATCCAGGAGATCGCGCTGAGCGGTGCGCAGGTACGTGCGCTGGCTGCCACCGGCGCCTCGATCACCTCGGGTGACGTGCGCGTGGTGGCGATCCGCGCCAACGCTGGCGCCGATGCCAACGCCCCTGCCGGCGTGAACACGATCAGCCTGCAGGTTGCGAACTGATCACCACCGGGGCCCTTCGGGGCCCCTCAACATTTCTGAGGATCGAGCAATGACCTCGTTTGCGATGCCCCAGGGCGTGACGGTTGAGGAGATGCAGGCCGCGATGGGTGCGCCTGTGGCGACTGAGCCGAAACCTGAGCCGAAACCTGAGCCGAAGCGCCGGGTGGCGCCGAAGCCGGAAAGCTGAACCTGTAGACGGTAGCGGCCATGCGCAGAGTACTCACACCAGCTCACGCGACGTTCTCGGCCGTGAACCGGACGATCTCGTTCGCCACCACGGTGCCTGCGAGCATCAGCCACATCCTCAAGGTGACCAACCTGACCCGTGGGGTGGTGCTGTTCGACCCGACGGCTGAGAGCGGCGACGGCTACCTCAGCAGCGCGACCTACGCCTCGCCGGTGCTCACGCTGGTGGTCAGCACCGCAGGGATGGCTGACAGCGACAGGCTGTTCATCGAGTACGACGACGGGCAAGGCGGCGGTGGGGGTGGTGGGGGTGGTGGCGACGCGACGGCCGCCAACCAGGCGCTGCAGCTGGCGGAGCTGGAGTCGATCGATAGCAAGCTGCCGGCCCTGAGCGGCGGGGCTGTGCCGGTGCTGAGCACAGCGTCAGCAACTGATTCCTTCGGCAACAATACAAGGGCCTACGACACGGCCAGCAGCCTTCGCCAAGCATTTACATCAACTAGCTCCGCAGCCGTGGCGCTGCCAACGCTTGGCGCCAGCCGAGAGGTGATGTTTCATGCTTCGTCAGCGGGTCGGTGTTTCATAAGGTTTGGAGCTAGCGATGTTATCGCGGCTAGCGTTGCAGCTGGGCAGCTTGCATTAGAAGCCGGTGAGCGATTCCATATGCGGATTCCTGCCGGGGTGACGCATTTTCGGGTGATTCGTGACACCACGGATGGCCATTTGAACGTGACGGCGGTGCTCTGATGATCGGCGCCGTTGGCCGCATTGGATATTTAGGACTGTCAGGCGGCAGTCGATTGCTATATCCTAGTTATGTGCAAGACTATCTTGATCGTGTAACCGCTGCGGATGTAACTGCCGGAAATACTCAAGGCCTGGAGCGCGGCGTCACCGATGGCTTCAATATCTGCCTGCAAGGCATGGTTGCCGATGGCAGTTTAGGGGTGAGCAGCAACGTGCTGGCGCAAGCGGCAAGCACAGTCAAGGCGGGATGTCTCATGGCAGGGGCGCGGACGCTTTCAGGGGCTCTGACGCCAATCGCAGCAGATATGCCTGCGCCGACCAACTACAACTTCGTCAGCGGTGATTACGACCGCAAGACTGGGCTGGTGGGAGATGGCCTTAGCAAGTACCTTAACACTAATTATAAAATCTCCCAATATACCACAGGCGAAAATCTACATTTGGGATTGTTTGGCACATCAAATTTGAATAGTGGTCGTCCCATGGGTGTGTTTAGAGCAGGCATTTATACACGGCACTATCTACCCTGTGACGATTATATCAATGGCGCAGGCTGGGGTAGTCCTACTGCAGCTAACATTTTAGGCTCTGGGCATTATATTGCCACTAGAGTTACAGGACAAACTCCTGCAAGATATATCAATGGAAGTTTTGATGTCAATTTAGATACAGACAATTCAACACCTTCAGATCATCCGGTTGGTGTTTTTTGTGCGCTAGGAAGCGCAACTGGCGCTTCCGCAGAAACTACTGAAACCTTTGGGTTCAGTTCGGCAAGAATTGCATTTTATCATATTGGAGACGGCTTAACGGCTTCTCAAGTCTCCGCTCTCAATGGACGCAGAGCAGATTTATTTACAGCCTTCGCGGCGGTGATTCCATGACTACGCTAGCTGACATCTTGGCGGCTGGTGGTGGAGCGCTGCCGCCGGTAGAGGAGTTCAATCCTAAGGCATTCGCGTTGCTTGTGCCACAGCCAACATACGAAGCAGCCATGGCGGCGCAAGACACTTTCAAGCCACCCGGCTGGCAGCATTGCCTTCAGCCGGTCTCCGTGGAAGGCGAAATTCACTGGGGGATTGGCGCAGATATTTTGACTGAGGCTCTGCCGCCCTATGGGATCATGCGACATGTTTTTGGTCACCTTCCAAACGAGTTGGCGGCAACGGTGCTGGTAGTGCCGTGGGAAGAGTTCATATCGCTGCTGCCTTCTTCCCCACTTGGTTTGCCCACATGAGCAGCATTACTGAACAGATCGAGCCGAATCGTTGCTGGCGTTAATGGCATGAGCATAATTGTTCCAGTTTTTACCTATGACTGCGCAATGGAGCGCATGATTGATGGTGATACTTTTGTGGCCAACTTGAGTCGGGACGTTGGTTTCAACTGCCGCCCCACCTGGCGCTGGCGCCTGCGGGTTTCCGGGATCGACTGCCCGGAGATGAGGGGTGCCTCCCGTGTGCTCGGCCAGGCCGCCAGGGAATTCGCCGAAGCGTGGCTGACCGCTGAGCCGGTCGCCGCCGAAACGCTGCTCCAGGACAGCTTCGGCCGCTGGGTGGCGATCATCCGTCGTGCCGACGGAGTCCTACTGGCGGATGCCCTGGTGGCAGCCGGTCATGCGGTGCCGTGGGCGAAGGGATGATGCGGCGGTTGGGGGGCCGAAGCCCCCGGCCACCACACAGGACACGAAGGTGCTGTGTCGGCCCGCAGGGAA